AACACTGGCAGAAATAAGAGCAAAACTCCAAGCTCAAAACTCTAAACCATCAGGTGAAGGGCAAATTGGAGACAACGCAATATATCCACACTGGAACATCCCAGAAAATTCAGAAGCAGTGATAAGGTTTTTACCAGACGGTGACACCAACAACACATTCTTTTGGACAGAACGAGCAATGATCAAACTGCCGTTCAACTCTGTGAAAGGTGATGCAACATCAGGTCCTGTACAGGTACAAGTGCCTTGTATGGAAATGTATGGTGACGCATGTCCAATTCTCGCAGAAGTGAGACAGTGGTTCAAAGACAAATCATTGGAAGACATGGGCAGAAAGTATTGGAAGAAACGTTCTTACATATTCCAAGGTTTTGTGGTATCATCTCCACTGCAAGAAGATGCTACTCCAGAAAATCCAATCAGACGTTTCATCATTGGTCCACAGATTTTTAATATTATAAAGTCTGCACTGATGGATCCTGAGATGGAAGATCTACCAACTGACTATACCAGAGGTGTTGACTTCAGAATCAACAAGACCACCAAAGGTGGTTATGCTGACTATTCAACATCCAAATGGTCCAGAAAAACAACTCCGCTGACAGAAGAGCAGAACACAGCAATCAGCACACATGGTCTACACAACTTAAATGATTTCTTACCAAAGAAACCAACAGAAGTTGAGATCAAAGTGATGGAAGAAATGTTCAGAGCATCAGTGGATGGTGAGCCTTATGACGCAGAAAAGTATTCACAATACTTTAGACCCGCAGGACTCCGAGCACCTGCCACAGGCAGTGGAACCACAGCACTTCCACAAGGTGAAGCAGTGAAAACAGAAACTGCTCAACCAACTGTGACTGCGACACCCGAGCCTACTCCTGCTCCACAACCAGAAACTGCACCAGCAGAGCAACCAGCACCAAGTGGTGGAAACTCCAAAGCAGAAGACATTCTGGCAATGATCAGAGCAAGACAATCCAAGTAATCCAATAGGGGGCTTCGGCCCCCGTTGACACATTTGCTCAAATCTAATATAATATGTAAAAGGATAACAACATGGTCAAACCGTTTGATGTAACAAAATTTAGAAAATCAATAACAAAGTCAATTGATGGCTTAGGCATAGGATTCAACGATCCAACAGATTGGATATCAACAGGCAATTTTGCACTGAACTATTTGATATCCGGAGATTTCAACAAAGGCATACCGTTAGGCAAAGTAACTGTATTTGCCGGCGAATCAGGCTCAGGCAAATCATACATTTGTTCAGGCAATATTATTCGTGAAGCACAAAAACAAGACATCTTTGTGATTCTGATTGATTCAGAAAACGCACTAGACGAAGCATGGTTACATGCCATAGGTGTAGACACATCAGAAGACAAACTGTTGCGATTGGGCATGAGCATGATCGATGATGTGGCAAAAACTATATCAAACTTCATGAAAGAATACAAGGCAGATTACGGTGACAAAGATCCAGAAGAACGTCCTAAAGTGTTGTTTGTGTTGGATTCGTTGGGCATGATGTTGACTCCCACTGATGTTGATCAGTTTGAAAAAGGTGACATGAAGGGTGACTTAGGCCGAAAACCCAAGGCACTGACAGCACTGGTTCGTAACTGTGTGAACATGTTTGGTTCATACAATGTGGGCATGGTGGCAACCAATCACACATACGCATCGCAGGATATGTTTGATCCAGATGACAAGATATCAGGCGGACAAGGTTTCATCTATGCATCATCTATTGTGGTGGCCATGAAAAAATTAAAACTCAAAGAAGATGAAGACGGCAACAAAGTCACTGATGTGAGAGGTATTCGTTCTGCTTGTAAGGTTATGAAAACTCGTTTTGCAAAACCTTTTGAAGGAGTGCAGGTCAAGATTCCATATGAAACAGGAATGAATCCATATTCAGGTCTATTGGATCTGTTTGAGAAGAAAGGTCTTGTCACACAGTCAGGCAACAGATTAAAATATATAACACAAGACGGCAAAGAGATACTTGACTATAGAAAAAATTGGGGAGCAGACAATTTAAAAATTGTCATGCAAGAGGTAAGTAATCCAGTTGTATTAGATGAACATGCAACACCAGAAATTAACATTGCAGAAGAAGAGGCTGTACAAAACATAGATGGAGACACAGATGCTGATTGATGTTTGGGGTTTGGTAAAATCATATGTGCCCGCCAAGGATAGATCCGTGGTGGCAGAAAAGTTTGTGGACATTGCCATGGACAATGGCATTGAAGACGAAGAACTAAAAGAATTGATTGGACATGATGATGAATTAGACGAAGCAATTCGCTATAACCTTGACATCGAAGAAGACGAAGAAGACTACGAGGATGCATGAACTGGTTTTCTTTAGTTACTCAAGACATTTCCAGAATACCTGATGCTATAGCACACTACGAAGCAGAGCTTGCCAAGGCGGCTGACGAAGTTAAATTGTTCGGCAATCTTGAAAAGCAGTCTGCCGCCATGCCAGGTGTTGTGGAATCTCGCTTTAGACAACTGCAAGAAGTTGAAGGCATTCTCAAACATCTTGAAATACAACTTCGCAAACTCAAAACCAAACACTACAAAAAATATCTTGAAAACTATCAACGAGCACTGACTTCACGTGATGCTGAAAAGTATGCAGAAGGTGAAGATGAAGTGTGTGACTATGAAGCCATTGTCAACGAATGGGCACTGCTTCGCAACAAATGGTTGGGTGTGATCAAAGCACTGGATCAAAAACAGTGGCACATCACCAACATAGTCAAACTGAGAGTTGCTGGCATGGAAGATGCCAACCTATAACATTTCCGCATAACTGTCCTGCAGATTAAACAGTGTGTTTTTTGCACGACTGATGCATTGAATTAACACTGTATTTTATGATTTTTGTGTCATAAATTAGTAGTGGAGAACACAATGAAAAAACTAATACAATTATTAACCAAACTTGGAAAACTCAACACACTTGGCAACAAGAAAAATGTAAAAGAGGCATTCAAATACGTTTATTAATGGAAAGAAAGAAGAAACAATGGAAAGAGTATACGAAAATACTGCAAGAAGTCTTGGTCAGTTTAGTCGTTTTGTCAATAGTATTTTTGGCAATAACGATGAAAACATTATCAACTTTTGCAGAACCGAATATGGCACTGAATGGCAGTGGGCGTATTCTACTTGGCAAAGGGAAAGAAGATTTCCAAATTATCTCGACAGAGATGTTGCATAATGCCAAAATTTAGCAACGAAAATTGGGGACAAGCGTTCCGAATGTATTGCAACACAACTGCCTGGGGTTACAATCCAACTTACAAACACACAGGCAACAAACACACAGTGACATGGGAGCAAGACAATGAGAAAACCAATATGGGCAGGACACATTCGTCCGCAGAACATCTCAAGAAGGATCAAGTAAATGAAATATATTAAACAGATACTTGACTTTTTTAAACCACAATCACAACAAGAGTGGGTGGAACAATACCTCGCACAGTCAGAAAGCATGTATGATCTTGAAGCAAGAGAAAGACAATTATCATCTTTGATGAAAAGATACTAATCATGATGGATTACGACGTAAAACAATGGGCAACGATGTTTAGAGTGTCACGACTCTATCTTCGTGCTCTACGCCGTAAAAAACACAGAAATTCACACCAACAAATTGACCGCTTAGGTGCTTACAAGTTAGATCGCAAAGTGCTTGAAGCGTCTCGTTTTACACCATATTACCACTATTAATCCACAGAATTAACCATTCAATCCGTTGCATTTGACATGCAGATCTGCTAAAATATTTGTATCCAATAATTAGAGGAGATAACAAATATGTTAGAAAAACTGTTTGGCCTATCCAAGGCCGGCACTACTGTTAAAACGGAAATCATGGCAGGTGTAGCAACGTTCTTGACGATGGCCTACATCACTGTGGTTAATCCGGCTATACTTTCAACTGAAGGTACTGGCATGGCATTTGGTGCTGTGTTTACTGCGACAATCATTGCCGCTGTGATAGGTACATTAAT